GCGCCGCCGGATCCTCGAGCGACGCGTTGACGTAAAGCGCGGCGACGGAGCGGTTTCCCAGCACGTCGATCGGCTTGATCCCGTATGACCCTGATCTGCTCGGAATTGTGAACGAGCGTGCCTCTCTGGGGATCGCGTCCGATAGCACGGTCATTGTCGTCCATGCGGTATTGTTCTGGTCCGGGGAATAGCGGATCTCATAGCCGATCACATCGACCGCCATCGAGGGATAGGTCCACTCGACATAGGTGTGATCGCCGATCGTGTTGAGCGAGAATGTGTCGACCGCCGGGGGTTTTGCGCTCGCACCGAGAACTTGATGGTTCGATATCTCGGCGAAGGCACTCGTTGTGCTATCGTCTGGGCCGATCGCGCGCACCCCGATGTCATAGTTGACCCCGTTGTCGACCGGGCTCAAAACGATATAGGGCGCGTCGACGGCTGCAAAAGGCGCATAGGTGAATGGGTCGTTCGTGCCGGATCTGCGGAAGCGCGCCTGAAAGAGTGCGGTCCGGGTGACGGTCCCGTCGCTCGTCGCCGCGCTCTTTCCCGGCTGCACATAAAGCAAGATCGCAGGAATGACCGCGCCGACCGACGTGATTTGCAGCGCGCGTTCATCCGATACGACCTGCGAAATCGTCGGGCGCGGTGGACCGATGAACGACGCCGAGACGGGAGAGGACAAGACGGTCGTGTATCCCGGGATCGTCGTCGCGGAGCTGTAGATCAGCGGAGAGTAGGGAACGCAGGTCACCGAGGCGGCGAGGTCGTCGATGTATTCGATCCCGGCGACGAGCACCTCGAGGCTCTCGAGGCTCTGCTCGCCAAACTGGAAGAGATCGCCGGCGTTGACTGAGGATCCGCCGCTAGTCACGTCGACGATGTTGCTCGTGATGGTCGTCCCGACTGCTGCCACGGTCAGCGCGAGCGATGCGTTTGTGATCGTCGCTCGGATGCGCAGCGTGTAGGTCTTGCCCGCCTCTCGGGTAACCGGCTCGTCGAGCACGATTGTGTTAGTCGCGCGCGATACGACGCGCCCGGACATCTGGCCGATGCGCGGCACGTCGTGCGTCAGGCGGCAAAGATCGCCGCGCAGCGCGATCAAGTGCTCGATGTCCACCTCGAAATTGAATAGCTCCGGACGAAGGCGCGCCGCTGCGATGTAGTGACGCCCGAGCTTGTAGACGTTGTCAGGGTCGGTCTGCCCAGGTAGGTCGATCACCTGATAGGTCGTTGCGTTCGCCTCGTTGAACCCGTCGTCGAAGACGATCCGCTCATCCTCCCGGTAATCCGCGTTCTTGTTGAAGAACCGGATCCGGAGCGCCTCGGGCAGTTCGTTGTAAAGGATCCGGCCCCCGAAATTGCGGGTGTTGCGCGGCGTGAAGTGCTGCACGATCGTCGAGCGCGGCTGCTCGATGATCACGGTCCATTTGTCGTCGACGTATGCCGGGCTCGCCTTCCCAGCGTTCGCGATGTCTTGCAGGATGTCGCGCACCGAAAGCTGGAAGTCGAGCACCTGATCGAATGCGAACCCGTTCGTCGCGCAGAAGGTAAACCACGCGCCGAGCTGTGCGTCGTTGATGTTCGCTGCCGCGACCGGCTTCTTGTTTGGTGCGCCCTTGAGCACATAGCGAAAGAGCGCCGCAGGGTTCGAGGTCGTGCTGACTGCGGTCGTCCATGCGGATCCATCCCACGTCGGGATTTGCAAGGACACCAGCGCGTTGAGCTGCTGGACGATCCCATTGAGCTGGTCAGTCGCCTTGATCCGAAACGCGCTCTTTGCGATCCCGGAAAGCTTCACCGGCTGCGCGTTTGTGTTGAACGAGCGGAGATCTGTCCAATCTGCCCGGTCGATCTGGTTTGAGATTGTGAGGTTCTGCTCGACGTTGCCGCGCCGGATCCTGACCTCGTATTGCCCAGAGGCGAGCGCGGTCTTGCGCTGCGAGACGCGCTTCACCTGCGCGGTGTCGTCCGTGTAGGTCTGATCGAACCACGGCGTGAAGGATCCTGCGCCAACAAGGCGATACTCTCCGATGAGTTGGACGGACTGCGCGCCGCGCCCTCCGCTATTATTTTTGAAGAGCCCGGCGGGGAATGTCACGGTCAGCCCGAACTCGGTCGTGTTGAGCGCGGTCGTGCGCGTGACAAAGGTGTCGGTCAGGCGGATCGAGAGATCCTCCTGCGAGGCGTCCGCCGGGTAAAGCCCGAGCGTCGAGGCGGTCCCCGCGAAATCGTGCTCGACCTCGACGTCGGTGTAGTCCTCGATCGCGGTGTTGCCGATCTTGATCGAACTGACCGAGACCGGGCCGTATCCCCAGATCAGCACGAAGCGCAGGAACTGGTCGTTCCCGACGATCTCCGTGTAGGGCGTCGCGCCATATGGCGGGACCATTCGGTGCGTTCCCAGCACGACCGGGATGGGGGCGTATGGCGTCAGACCGTTGCGCGCTGCCGATAGGTTATAGGATGGGCTCTCCGCTCGGCTCTGGGCCTGCCGTGGTCCGAAGAGCGAAGATGCGGCATAGGTGATCGCCATCGAGATCGCAGCACCGGCCACGGCGAGCCCGAACGCACCCAAGGCTGTGCCGAAGACCGCTGTCGCGATCGTCGGTGCGGCTGCGGTCGCCAAGATTGAGATGATCGAGACTGGATCCTGCAAAGAGACCCGGATATAGATCGACGCGCCGGACTTGGGCCGGATCTTCGGCCAGAGATCCGCCGGGATATAATCCCCGCCGATGAAGGCGTCGACGTGCTCGCGGTCCGCCTCGGCTGCGACCAGCGTCTCGATCATCTGTGCGAGTGTCTGGCCTGCCATGATGCGCATGACGAGCCGGTCGCTCTTCGAGAGCGGGTTCAAGATGAGCGTGATCTCGACGTATTCGGCGAGCGCGCGGTCTTTTTGCGGGACGATGTTATTCAAGGCGATAAGCTCCGATCACGCGATGCAAGAAGCGGTTGTCGTTCTTATAGCGCGAAATGCAAGATCCGACGACATCTTCCGCATGGAGCACATAACCCGGCGCGGTGACGATCCCGCAATGGGTCGCGCGCCGTTTTCCATTATAGAACCCCCACATATGGAGCACGTCCCCGGAGCGCACGTCCTCGAGCTCGATCTTGACCCCGGTCGAGGCAAAGTCCGCGAACGATCCAGCGCCGCCCTCGATCTGCGCCTCGATCTCGTTGTGCCGGGGAAGCGTGATGCCGAAGACCTCTTGATAGACCAAGCAGACAAGCCCCCAGCACGACGCGCCATCGCGCGTCGATCCGTTCCATTTGAACGGGATCCCGACGTAGGCGTTCCACCAGTTAGAAGATCCCGGGGAATGTGGAGGGGGAGAAGGTTGCACTTGGAAAAGGCTCCGTGAGAAAGTTGTCGATTGTGAGGTCGATGTCGATCATGTCTGCGTTATAGCCGACCGATGCTGCCACGAGCCCCGAGACGCTCTGCAAGACGGTCGTCGGGTCGCTCGCCTCGATGACCTTGAGCGCGAACGTCGCGCGCGTGCGCTGCCCGGCGATCGTGCGCAGCACTGCAAGCTCGGTCGTGACGTTCGAGAGCGAGAGGCGCGCCCGGACTTGGAGCTCTGGGTCGTCGGGCGGCAAGGTGACGGAGAACGGAAAGGCAAGATATGTCGTCGCGCCGGCGACGATGTTCTCGGTGTTATTGACCAGATAATAAGTCCCGATGTCCGGGTGATAGATCTCGAGCAAGACGAGGAACGCGCTCGTCGTCGTCTGCTTATTGATTGCGGTAATGACCGCTGTCGGGAGAGAGCGCGCCATTTACGGAAGCACCTCTAGCATTAGATCGACGCGCCATTGCAAGGTCGTCGAGGTGTCGCCACCGGCGACGCCGGAGAGCGAAGGCGGCTGCACGAAGCGCGCCGAGATCGTGTTGAACGTGCTCGGATCCGTGAAGTCGAAGGCGTCGGATCCTTCGGAGATCGTCGTCGTGTAGAACGTCTCGAACGTCGCGCGCTGTGTTCCTGTCAGGAGCATCGAGCCCGACAAAAAGCGCGACGTCGCGGTGAACCTCTTGCGTTGTTTGTATGGCCCGGTGTCGGTCGTCGAGCGGATGAAACCCGATTGCCGGGTGTCTTGGACCCCGAGCTCGAAAGACTGTGGAAGCGAGACCGGCCAGATCGCCATTTTTAGCCCCTTTGCTGCAAGCGGTTGGAGATCCCGAACGTCGTCTTGATCGCTTTATAGGTCGGTCCCCCGGCGGTGATGTCCTGCGCGACTGCGCGCCCGATCTCGATCAGGATGTTGCCCATGCCGTCCGAAGACGTCGACGCATCTTGCCCGCTGTAATTGTTGATTGTGATCTTTGGCGCGCTGTTGCCGTTCGCTGCGGCGACGCCGAGACGCCCATCCGCTCCCCGGGATAGAGGCATGATCGCCTCCGGCCCTGCTTCTCCCATGAGCCCGGTCCCGTTTGCGAATGGGAAGATCGTCGGCCCGGACACGACGCCGCCCTTGGCGAAGGGCAATGGAAGACCCATTGACCCGGTCCCGCCGCCGCCCCCGCCGAGCCCTCCGAGGATCCCGCTGATCCCGGCGGAGATCGGACCGGAGAACTGCTGCGCGAAAAGATCCTGCGCGACCTTGGCGAGCACATTCGACGCGAAGCTGAGAAGCGCGTCGCCCAGATCTGCGGTCCCGTTGATGACCGACGCGAACGCTGCGTTGAGCTCGTTCTCGACCGTATCGGCGACGCCCTGCACGAGCTGCGCGAACGGGTCGAACTTCTGGTTCAAGTCGTCGAGCGCCCGGGCGTATAGATCCGCGTCCATCGCACCGGATGCGTGAAGCTGGTTTAGCTCGTTGAGCGCGATCCCGTATTTCTCTGCCTCGGTCCGGGTCGCGTCATAATACCGCTTGACCTCCGAGGTGATGTCTTTTGCGGAGGACGCGCCGCCCTTTAGCTGAGAGTTAAACTCGGAAAGCGCTTGTGTCGCCTCTGCGGCGGCGACCTCGTTCTCGACATAGGTGTCCTTGAGCCCTTGAGTGAACCCTGCGACGCCGGTCGGGGCATTGAGCAGCGCGCTAGCCCCGGTGCTGGTGAACCGGCTCTCTGCGAGTGCTCGAGCACCGCCGATTGGATCGTCTTTATAGCGTAGCTTGATCTCGGCCTGCGTGCGTGCGGTAAAGCTCTGCTGGGATAGAGAAACTGCGTTGCCCAACGCGCGCGAGAGCTCGTCCGCAAGAGAAGAGGCGTTCGATGCTGCGGTGCTTAGATTAGACGCTGCGCCTGCGGTCCCGTCGGCCAGATCCAGCCCGGCAAGCGCGGCGTTGACCATCGACTGCGCGAGCGCGCGCTGCTCCTTGGTCATATTCTCTGTGCCGCCGGTGATCTCAAGCATTAGCTGCTTAACCGCACCAAGTGCGGCCACCTGTTCGTCGACGGTCAACGCGGTTTGCAGATTTGCGAGAGCAGCGGAAAATGTAACGGCTTCTTCCTGCGTGGATCCTAGCGCGACTTTGACGCGCTCAATGCCCGCCCGGTATCCATCTAAATCGTCAATCTGGATTTGTAGGCCCATAATGCGGTTTGATAGGAAACCCGCCTGCGCGTCGCCCGCTGTCTCTGCCTGCTTTTGAAGATCCGCCATCTGCGCGCGCAAGGCGTCGGCCTTTTTCCCCGTGGCAATTAGCTGTTCGCCGGTCTGCCCTTCAAAGTCGCCAAACGCACTGACGAGCGCCTCGGAAGACGCCGCGAGCGCATCCAATGCGTCGAGCTGTGCGAGCTCCTTATTGAGTTGAAGCAGCTCGCGCGCCTTGCCCGAGGCTGCGCCGTATTGCTCGATCAGTTTTGCGGTCGGCGAGGAAGCGGCTGCGGACGCCGAGGCGTAGGCATCGACGGCATCCTTGAGCTGCTCAACGGCGTTGGTAAGCTCTTTTGCGCCGTCCGTTGCATTAAAAAGCGTAGGCGCGAACGAGAGTAGCGCACCGGCGGCAAGACCGACGACCGCGCCCAGAGGACCAAAGCCCCCGAGGAGCTGCGGAAGCTGCTGCCCGAGCGTGCGCGAGATTGGGACGCCCATCTCGAGCTGCACAAGGATGTCTTGAAGCTGGAAGCTCGCGTTCTGGATCGAGCTCGAGTTGTTCTTAAAGGCTGCGCCGATCCCGCCGACGGCTGTCGCCATTGCGCGCGCTGGGGCGGCGCTCTTGGCCTGAGCTGCGCCCAGCGCGTTGACCTTGTTCTCGAGCTGATCTGCCGCGCCGGCTGCTCCGACTGCGGCCTTCTGGAACGAGCCCAGCCCCTGCGCGGCCTGCGCGCTGCCGGTGGTCTGGACTTCGACGCCGAGTGTGATCAGGTCCATTTTTTCGCCCTTTCCTTGTGCCACAAGGCGTCGAGTGCAGAGAGCGCGTCCACCTCAAGAGGGGTAAAGATCCGCCCGGTGAGCGCACTATACGCTAGAACCTCAGAGAATGCTATTGGCGCGTCGGCCTGCCGGGAGCGGTGCAAGCGCAGGAACGTCTCCCAGAACTCACCCATTGTTTTTGGAAGCTCCGGGAGATCAAGCTCAGGCGGACGGATCCCGGTCGTCTTCTCGACGTGCTCATAATGAGTGCGGATCGAGATCCCGTCCTTGTCGGTCTGCGCAAGTTTGAAGGTCGCCTCGGCGTGCTTTAGGAGCTCGTCGAGGGACCGGCGAAAAAATTGGCGCGGTCCGATGCTGCTGTGAAGATCTGGTCGCGGATCTGCGGGGGCATTGAAGCGTATACGGTTTTGCGGTCCGTGGCCTTCACGTCTTCGCCGCCTGCATAGATGTGCCAATCGGTCGTGATCAGCCCGAGGAACGCCGCGAGGCGCTCGTCCGGGTCGGTGATCCCGAGCCGCCCGACTTCGGCCAGCGCATTGCGGTAGGCTTTGCTGTCGGATCCGTGCAGCGTGATCGTCTGCGGTTGCCCGTCCTTGTGGGGGACGGGCGCTTGCGTGATCGGGTGCAGGATCGTGTGGGTGTAGGTGTCCCGGAACGTGAGGTCGTTTAGGTCCATCTGCTTTCCTTATGTGGTCGTGCGAGTGATGCGGAGCTGCGTCCCGGTCGTGCTGTCCTTGAGCGCGACGAATGGGATCGTCAGAAGGCGGCTCTCTGGATTTGCGACCGGCACTGCCGCGCCGTTGATCTTGATCCGGGGCATCAAGAACGTGTAGTTTTTACCGGCGACGCGATCGTCCATCACGATCGAGAGCGCGCTCTCGGTCTCGTTCAAGAACTTGGTGATCAGCGCGGCGTCCTGATAGTAGACCGTCATCGTGCCCTCGAGGACGGACATCCCGAACTGCATTTGAGGGCTGACCGCGGATCCCAATACCGATGTCGTGCTCAAGTTATTGTTGAGTGTGAAGTCCAGAGAATTGACGATTGCGATCGCCGTGCCGCCCTCGGTGATCGCGCCGGTGAAGCTGTCGAACGGCTCGTTCGTCGAATAGGCGGTATAGCTGGATCCTGTCGGAGCGACGGCTGCTTGCGCCATGTCCTGCCCGACCAGCCCAAATGTCGCCATCGTCATCGCGTTAGGTGCGAGCGACATTGCCATCGTGTTGACCATCACGCCTTCGAACGTGCGGAACTGCGAGATGTCGAGCGCGGCGTCTTGGATCGAGAACGATTTGACTGTCGTCCCGGTGTTCAAGATGTCCGAGGAGAACGCGCCGAATAGCGCACCTTCCAAGAGCCAATCATAATCCGCCGGGCGCATCTCGACGGCGATGTCGCCCGAGACGCTGCGCTGTCCGTGCCGGTCGATCGACGGCATACGGTCCGACGTGATCATGTTCGACTGAACCCGGGTCTTTGCCAGATCTAGCGAGTGCGTGTTGAACGGGATTTGCGCATAGACCGGCGTCGCAGACGGCGTCGTGCCATAGGTGGCCTCTGCGATGTAGGAGAGCCGTGTCCGGGCTCCTTGTGAAAACGGCATGATAGGCCCTCCTTATGAGCTGCTGTATGTATACCACGAGATCGAGACAGTGACGATATACCACGGAGTGTCGAGAACTGCGACGCTCCGCTCCGCATATCGGAACCGCACGGTCGTGCCGCCGGACGTCAGCCCGGTGTCGACTGTGAACGCTGCGCGCACTGCATCCGCCAAGGCGTCGGCCCCGGCTGGGCCCGTGCCCTCTGGCAAGTGCAGCGTAACCAAGAACGACCCGTCATGCCGGATCTGCGGCGCTGGGCCGAGGACTGCCGGGCGGCTGGTCACCGGGACAAACGCCAGCTTGACCCATGCCGTGCCGGTCGTCGGCACGAACTTGACGTTCTCCCATGCCCGATTTGCGGTCGGCGGGATCCCAGAGACGGTCGCGATCTGCTGCTCGAGCGCGGCGCGGATGTTCTGCATGATAGTCATGGGATCCCCGTCGCTTTGATGTTCTTAATCTCGGCGACGACTGCGGTCGCGATCGCCCGGGAGCGCGCAAGGACTTTGCGCAAGAACTGGGTGCGCGCCTCGACAAAGATCGCATAGTTTGCACCGTTGAGCAGGTAAAGAGACCCGTCGAGCTGCGAGAGCGCCTCGGCCTGCCCGCCAAGGCGCGCCATCGTCAGCCCGGGAGCGCCTGTCGTCGCCTCATTGGCGGAAGCGCCGGGGGCCCCTGAGAGCGTCGGGGATAGGAACCACGACGCCCGGAGCCGCCCGGTCTTCACCGGCGTGCCTCGCACGACCTCAAGCGAGAGCCGGTTTAGATATTCGTTGCGCGCCTGAGCGACGGTCACGCCAGCGCGCTGGGCCAGCTTATCAAGATCGACCGTGATCTTTTGCAGGATCTGACCGTTCGCCATCATTCCCTCGCTTGGCAAATATAGGCGAGGATCGAAGACCCGCTCTTGATTGTCTGGATCGAGACGAGGCGCACTGCGTCGCCCTCGCCGCGCAGCTCGTCGTCGATCTGCGGGGTTTTTGCGATCGCGGTCCCGTTGTAGGTCGCAGCGATCACGGCCTTGCGGTCGCCGCGCTGCACGAGCGTGCCGTCTAGGTCGCGCGCGTTATAATTGAGGAAGATCGCTCGGACGGTCTCGTCGCTGTTCGACCCGCCGGTGATCGTGCCGGTCGCCGGGTCGTAAGACCCGCCATTGTTCACCCGGCGGAACGTGATGTCATAGCCGTGATCCCGGAGGAGCGCGACGACATCCTTTTGCATCTGCGCGCCGGTTGCCATGCTGATTTAGACCTCGTCGAGCGGGTTGCTATAGCGCGGTGGATTGTTGAACTGGTCGATCCGGAACGCGCCCGAGACGCGATCTGGGTCACTCTCGACCGAGATCATGTCCGCAATTGAGATCCCGCCGGCGTCCGGCACGCCGAGACCGCCGGATCCAAGTCGCTTGCTATCCTTGGTGAGGCGCACCGCGAGCTCTGCATACTGCGTCGCGCGCTGCGAGTAGGACGACGAGACGCTCTCGACGCTGGTGTCGACGAGGCGCGCGAACTTGCCAGATAAAGCCCGGCATATGACCGCGCCGGCGATATAGACGTCATCGGACGCCTGCGAGAGCGCGAACGCGATCTCTTCGTCGCTGGTCTGCTGGTCGGTCGTGTCCGTGTCCCCCACGAAGAGGCGCACGGCGTCACGCCGCGTTGCTGCGCTCGTTGTGCCGGGCGCTCCCCCGTAGGTCCACGTCATGCCGCCACCTTCGCGCTGCGCGCTTTGGCTGCGGGTGCTTTGATGTCCTCGGCGAGTGCGACGCCGAGACCTTTATTGCGGAGGTCGATTGCAGGGTTCCCGGGCTCGTAATGGCGGACCATAACGGACCGGAAAAGGAGCTCGACCTTTTCTGCGGCAATGCCCAAGGCTTGCCAATCGAAGGCTTCTCCGCGCTCGAACGATCGCCCGTTCGCATGGAACGGGCGATACGCGAAGAGCGGATCCGACTTCTGAAAAGCTCGGTGCTCTAGGTTCATCATGCGACGATCGCGTCCCAGAAGTAGCCCAGAGAAGACGAGACGAGCTTGTGATCGTAGTGAGCGCGAGCGCGGATCACGTCGGTGTCTTCTTCATCGCGGCGTTTGGTGTCGATCACGAACCCGTATTCGTTCGTGCCGCCCAAGTAGCCGGCCCAAGAGAACGTATAGCCCGCTGCTGGGGTCATAATCCCGGGAGCTGGTGGACGATACGTCAGAAGCGCCTTTTTGCCCAGAATAAACGAGTGCGCGGGAGTGTCACCTTCCGCTGCGGTGTTCTGGATTGCTTCGCCGACGACGACTTCGTCCAGCTCGAAGATCTGCGCAAGCAGGTTCAACGAGGCGATCGAAGGCTGCGCGGTGGTCGCGCCGCCATTGAAGCGGCCCAAGATCGACGGGTGGTTCACGAGCGCCGAGTAAACTGGACGACCGATTGCCAGCACGTTTGGCTTGACGCCGGTCGATCCTAGGATCGCATCGACGCCTGCGCGGATGTTGCCGATCGGGTCGCCAGAGGTGGTGTCCGACCAGCGGATAACCTGACCCGCCGAAGGAGCGGACGCGACGCCGGTGATGTCCGTCGCCCACAAGCCGGTCGTGAAGAAGGACGACGCGAAGTCGTTCTCTTTCGAGATCAGCATCTGGTGCGTTGCCAGCTCTGCGGCTGCGCGCGCTGGATCGTTGGCTGCTTCCGAGTTTGCCCGGACCTGATCTGGAACTGGGATTGCGACACCGTATTCTTCGCAGAAATAGCTGTCATTTGAGAGCGCATAGCCGACCTCGGCCACGCGCGCGCCGGCGGCGCGCTTCTTTGCGCCGTTGCGGTTGAAGTAGGAACGGTCGAACGTAAAATATTTGTCCGACTGCTTCTGAACGGGCACGTTCTGGAAGACGCGCGAAGCGATGAAGCTCTGCGGGTTTTGCAGCAATGCCAGAGAGATATTCGTGAGAGCGGCGTCAATATGGAACGCGCTGACTGTAGGTTGTGGCATGATCTAGATCCCCTTGCCTTATGCTGCGCCGCGCGGCTGGAACAGGATCTCGATGATCCGCCCAGAAGCGCCGGTTTCAAGAGCCGTGCCGAGAATGATATTCCCGGTCGTGGCGTTCGTTGCTGTGCCGGTGCTGGTCGAAGCGACCGGACCGCCACGAGTGACTGCCGCACCGCACAAGACTTTCACCTTGCCGCCGATTGCGACCAGACCCGCACGCCCAGCGGCTGCTGGGTCGTTTTGCAGCACGCCTTGAGCCATCAAGCCCGCGCCGGTTGCTGCGATTTGCCCGCTCGAGTTTACGGACATGAAGCAAAACTGCTTTGCCGAGAGGTCAGCACTGGCCTCTAGGGACACGCAGGTAATGTTATCTTGGACTGCCATCTTGGCCCCCTTTACTGAGCGTTACGTTTGGCGAAGAGCTCTGCTCCGCGACCGGTGCGCGTCACGTCGGCATATGCCTTCTCGAACGTCACCTTCTTCTCGGCTGCATAGTCTTCGGCCATCTTGTTAAGCTCGGTCAGCGCGTCGCTCTCTTGCGGCGCGACGGTCCCGAACTCGCGGGTCATCTTCGAGGCGAGAGCATTCGCGCCTTTCAGCATAGCGTGAGCGGCTTTGCGGATCTCTTCGTCTGCGATCGCGTCGATCGCCTTGAGAACTGCGCCCTTCATTGCTGGGGATCCGGACAAGCGCGGGATCTCGGCGCTGACGCGCTTGACCAGCTCTTCGGTTTCCAGCTTCTTATTGACTTCGGCCAGCTCTCCGGCCTGCTTCGAGATCATCGCAAGGACGCCTGCGGGAAGCGCGCTTTTCAGCACCTGCTCGCCGGCGACGTCGATATAGTCTTCCGCTTGACGCTTTTCGACGGTGACTGCGGTGTCGGCGATCTGCACGACATAGCCCTCGCCTTCGAGCGACTTCACAAGCGCGTCGCGAGATGCCTCAAGGCGCTTGTTTGCCGCCTCGAGCTCTTCGAGGCGCTTCTCTTGATCGGGCATGGACTTCTCCTCTTGACCCAGATCGCCGGTCGGTCCGGCCCCCTTGTTGCGCCTCATCTGCGCAACTTGATCTCGGGCGTCTGCCTCTGACATCCCCCCGGCGATCAATTCTTGGATCTTCATCTCGTCGGGGTTGGCGCGCTTGAACATCACGACGCGCGCTGCTGGGTTGGCTGGTTCGTCGACCAGCGAAAGCTCGATCAGCTCTAGATCCGTGACTTCATACGGCATTGCGTTTTCCTATGCCCCCGATGGAGAATGCGGCAAGCTCGCCGCTCTTCACCCTATTCCATACACTATCGTCGTGCACTTTCATAGCCACGATCCATCCCTCGAGCGCGGAGTGCACGCCCAGCGCCTCCCCCAGCGCCTTTGTGAGCGGGAATGAGTGGATCACCTCCCCGATCTGACCGCCCTCATGCATGGCCTTGGCGACGCGCACGTCGGCCATGAAGCGGTCAGCGGCTTTGGTCATCACGTCCGCCGAGATGATGTCACCCTGCCGGTCGATCATCGGTTTTCCGTCGATCGAGACGACCGACGCCCATCCCCAAACGATCCGCGCCTCGTCGTCGATCTTGATGATCTTCGCCGCGCGCTTCTCCATCGTTGCTCCGATCACGGCCTCGATCGCCGCGCTGACGACGCTCTCGATCAGATCCGCCGCTGGGTTGTCGACCTCGGCTCCGTCGGCTGCGATCATGCCATTGCGCTGCACGAGCTCGAGGTATGCGTCATGCGTCGCGCCGGGCATATAGAACGCCTGCCCATCGGGCGCTTGTGTGATGTGAGCTGACATCCCAAGTCCGAGCTGCTGGGCGCGCTGCACGGCCTCGATCGCCGTTGTGAAGACGTCCTCTGAGATCTGCCGCTTGCCGATCATTGCGCCTGCTTCGTATGGTTTGATCTCGTCTGACCAATATTCGCGCTCCTCCCACGCTTGGCAGGTGCGCAGATTGTGGCAGACAAAGTCGAACTTATGGCAATAACCGCGCCCGCCGCCATTTGCGTCGAGCGGACCGAACGGGATTGCGTCCATCTGTTGCATCGCCTGCGGCGTATCATCGAAATATTCGCAATTCGCGCATAGGTGTCGGCGCGCCTCTGGCACGTCCACGGCCCAGATCGCCGCCATATTTGCCCAATAGTCCGGGTTTGCTGCTGGGTCTGCCGATGCGACCTGTGGCCCGAGGTTCCAGAACTCGATCATCCGGTTGAGGATCTCGGTGTTTGTCGCCTCATTGAGCGCTGGGACGCCGGTCTTGTTGATATGTTCCATCTTCGTCATCTCCGAGACTGAGGTTCCACTTTCCCACATCTTGCACGACCAGTAACGCGCCGATGTCTTGTCCGTTGCGGTATCGCACGAGTGCCGCGCACGGAAATCGGCGCGCGCTTTTGGGTCGTCCCGGCGGATCTCCATCTTTGGGTCGCCGAACGTGACCTTCGTCACCTTGTCCCCGGCTTTGACATAGACGCCGAACTTCTTGCTCGCGCCGGCGGGAAGTCGGAACGGTTGGTCGAGCTCGACCTCGCGCCCTTGATATGCGGCCTTCTCGATCCCCTTCTCGAGATAGATCCCGCTCTTCGGATCCTTCTTGAACCCAGCGCTGTCGATCGCAGCGTATGCCGCGCCGAACGACCGGCCCTCCGCATAGCCGCGCGTCATGCTGTCGTTGAACACGGTGCGCCAGATCGTGCGCGCCTTATCTGATGGAAGCACGCGCTTGACCGGATCCGGAAGCGCGTCATTTCTGTCGTATGGCATGGATCAGATCCTTTTATAGGACGCGGGAGGACAGGTCTCGCGCCGTGGTTCAAAATCGGCCAGAACCCGTGAGGGGTATCCCTGCGATAGCAGGGTTCCCCTTGGGGTTCCACCCGGTGAAAGGTAGGGAGGGGAGGAGAGGATAATACTATAGGGAAACCTGTCCTCTCCTCCCAGTTTTTGCGCGCGCTCAATCGACATCTTCAAGCCACCCATAAAAGCCCGCTGATATGGTCGCCGACTTGTCCGTTGTGACGCGAAATCCGACGATTGCGCCGGCTGGTATCGCCGCCAGCGCGCCATCTGCGAGCGTCGTTGTATTGTCTTGGAGCTCCATCGTCCCCTGTTCTAAAAGCAGACCGACGTCCTCGAAGCGGTCCACGGTCCCGTCGAGGTTTCCGACGATTGACGCGACAAAAGACGTCTGAACCTTCGCCGCTGCTGTGCCAGAGCACGCGCCCGCAAACATAGAGTGAATGATTAGGCGCTTGCCTGCTGGGACGCGAAAGGCGGTGCTGCGCGTAGTGCGCGCGCCGAGATCGAGGAGCTTGTAGCGCGTCCCGCTGTTCGTGGCGGTGATGTCGCCAACGGCGTGTTTCTCGGACCCAAAGGTCAGCCCGGTCAGATCCCCGACCCAGCGCACATTTGTCGCCATGGTCAGCACCGGCGTTGTGCCGTTGAGCGCCACGATCTCGCTCTGTGGGTTGAGATCTGCGTCAAGGTAATTGAACCGCAGCGTCCGGATCCCTGTCCCGGCGGCGCTGTCCTGCGCGCTAGTCGAGACGATCGTCATCTGCACGCCGCTCTCCGGCGCGACAGATGGATCCTTCACGGTTGACCCCGGCCAGACCATGATCTCGGTGACCGCTCCGCTGGTCGTGATCGTCCCCGTGACCGCGACTGTGTGCGCGCCATCCATGCGACCGCGCGCGATCTCGACCTGCTCTCCGAGCATCATCCGCCAGATCCGCTCGTTCCAATCCCGCGCCGGGAGGATCGTCTTGGTGTAACCGTTGGTCGTCATAGCAAAAACACCTGCGCGGTATCATCCGCTGCCGCGATCGCCTCGTATATGTAGATCTCGACCAGCGCCTTGTCGGGCTCATTGTATGACTTGAGCAGCTCGTCCGCCGCTGCCTCGCGTTGGTTAGCCGGTAGAGCAAAGATATGCGCCGTGAGCTCTTGATACGTCATGGTGTCACCTTCTTGTCCAGTTTGCGGTAGATCGCCAGCAATGCGGGGTGGATCCGATAGTGCTCACTTTCCGGCATTCCCATGTAGATGGCGAATGTCTCGGCGATATATTCTTTGTCGTTTGTGTTGCCGTAAACCGAGACGAGCAGCTCCCACCCGGTTTGCCGGGGCCTCTCTTGTAAAAGAAACGCATTCAGCTCCGCGCCGATCCGGTTGTCGGTCAGATGGATGACGTGCCCGTATTCATGGAAGACCGTCGACCGGGTTGTCTCTTCGTTGTCGCTCGATGTGACATCGACCGTCCAGTTATAGGGCGGTCCGCCCGCTGCTTCCATCTGCCGGACCAGGTCGCGCACGCGCGGGTCTATCACGACCCCCGCTGCCGGGTTTGATAGGGTGCTCTCCCGCTGTTTCCGATAATACTCGGTGTTCTTCTTGCTGATCGCTGCCCACTTCTCCGCGCCCTGCCCGAAGCCCGAGGTCGGGATGTGAAAGAGCCCTTTGTTCCCAGTTTGCGCGTCCGAGATCCCCGAGTAGATCGCGGCGAGCGCGTTCTTCGGTCCTCTGGTCGAGGCGTAAAACCGCTTCACATTACCGAACGCTGCCAGCGGCTTGAGCCCGAACCGCTCGACGACTGCTTGCATCGCGGGGAGCGCGACGTTGAGCGCCGCTAAGGTCGTGCCTTTGAGGCTCACTTTTCCGGCGATCCCGCTTGACTTTACATAATCCTCTATTTTGTCCAGCGTTTTGAGCGGTTTATAACTCTCATAGGCGAAGACTTGCGGCGCGGGTGCTGGTGGAGGCGGGGGCGGAGCGACCGGGGGAGGCGCTGGGCGAGGCGGCGCGACCGCCGGCCCAGCGGATCCGGGTAGGAGATCGCGGGAGATGATGCGCGCGAAGACCGCGCACCGGCATTGGATGGTATTCGCGGCGAGCGCGCTCGGATCCCCGGGGTAGAGGATCGGCCCGAGCGGGCTCGTGAAGCTCTCAGACTGCCCGACGCCGCGCGGGTTTAGCCCGGGGATCTGGACGTGCGCGTTGCGGACTTTGTCGTCGCCGGTGTGGATCCACGTCCTGCGGACTTGCCGGGCGTCGATCTGCCCCTTGTTGATCATGTCCTGAAAGAGCTCCCACTGCGCGCCCTGCACGGCCCGGATGCTCTCGGTGCGCCCGATCACGTTCGCCCGATATTTGACATAGCGGTCGCGATACCGGTCGACCAGCGATCGGATCTGCGCGTCGGTCAGCGCCTTGTCGTTGGCGATCGCGCGCGCGACGGTTGGATCGCTGCGTCGGTCTCGGAGCTTACGCTCGAGCGCGGTCGGGTCCAGCGCGCGCAGCATCCGCTCATAATTGTTGACCGCCGCCTCTTGGCGCTGCGTCAGCCCGATCGAGCCACGGATCCGGCGCGCGATCGCGAATGGGTCATCGCCTGCGGTCGTGCCGGATTGTATGACCTGCCGGATCGTGTCGCGCGTCGTCTGGTCGATCTCGCGGATCCGGGTCGAGGTCATGGTCTGGGCGAACTGCGCGAGGCGCGGGTTGAGCCCGACGCGGATCTCGAAGTCCTCTTGCGCGCCGTTGATCACGCCCTGCGTCTCGCTGGTCACCTTGACCCCGGCAAGCACGGCCTGCTCGATCGCTTTGCCGTAGGGTTGCCACTCGGTCGAGGTGAAATGTCCCGCGAAGGCGTTCTCGAGCGAGGTGTAGTCTCGGCGCTCGAGGAGCTGCGCGATCTTCTCTGCTGGCACGCGGACGCGGATCGTCTCGATCGCTTGGATGAACGCCGCCGCGATCTTGGGATCCATGCCCTCGGATGCCCGCAAGAAGAGCGCCACCGCATCCGAGGCGGTCACCTTGCGGATCTCGATCATCATGCGGCGACATCCAGCTCGTCGAACGACGGCGCGCCGAGGGGGAGCTTCGCCCGGAAGTCCTTGTAAACGGCGCGCAGTGGTCGGTCGCCGGGGAATAGATCAAACGCTTGGCGCACGCCGTCGAGCACAACGCGCACATAATCCTCGCCCCACCGCTGCATCGAGGAGATCTTCGACGGGCGGATCCACCGCGCGTCGCTCATCTCGATGAAGTCGAGCTTGAATACGTCGGTGTCGGTCAGCGCGAACACATTGATCGCCGGGATCTGCAAGCCCGGGACGTGCACGATCAGGGTCATCGCGGACATCGACGCCTCGATCGCGTAGATGTCTGCGGTGTCGACTTCGATCTCGATGTTGCGAGGGTAGACTTGGATCTTCATTCTGGCACTCCGGTGTCGATCGGTTGAGGCGGTGCTGTCCCCATCATGTCTGGGTCAGCGGTCTTCTCGGGGAACCCAGCGGCGCGCCGGATTGTGTTCTCTGTGTCGTCGTCTGGGAATAGCGGCATCCCAGCGCCCGCGATGTCGCGCACGAATGCGCCCAGCTCGGCCAGATCCACCGGCGCGATGTCGCCGAACGAGATCGACGGCATCAAAAGCGGGTCGAGCCCGTTGAGCTCCCAAAGCCGGGTCATGAGCTGCCGGTTGAGCACCGACGAGATCGCCTCGGTGTAGCCCGCCGCTGCCGCGAGGAAGAGGTCGGTCTTGCTCTTGGAGAGCGCGAACGACCCCTTGTCGCCGCTGCCGAGCATCAAGAAGTCCGCGAGCACCGACCGCGCAATGTTCTGCTGGTGTCGCAGGATCACGTCCCCGGTCGGGATCGCGCGCGTTCCCTTGGCGGTCACGAGGTCGAACTGCACCATCGGGATCGCGGTCTTGGATCCGTCGTCGTTTTCATAGACGTCCGACGGGAGCAGCACGAACCCCTGATCGTTGAACTTGACGTCGCGCAGGATCTTCTTGAAGGCGTTCGCGAATGCTTGCTGAGCCGGCGTCGCGTTCTCGGCCAGATATTCGGACGGGATGCGCCCGACCGGGATCCCGTTCATCTCGCGCTCGACCGCGATCGCCTCGATCATCTGAATATGCGACGCATAGTGATACGAGGTGAAGGCATTGCGCAGGATCGAGCGACCGCTCGGGTCGTTGTTGATCGTCGACGTGCGGAAGTGCAGGATATTCTCGATTGGGATGTCGACCGCGCCGGTCTTGAGCGTCATCGCGGTCTGCCGCACGCCGGTGATCGCGCCGTTCGCGTCTGTCAGGAAGCGGTCGATCGTCCACTGGGCGCGCGGCGCGAGCTTGTGGATCCCATATCGACCATCTTCGAACTGCGAATACTGCATCGTGTCGTCGGTGCTGCGCCCGCCACGGATCTTGTAGACGACCTCGAAGACCGAGAAGCCGAACGGGAGGAAGGTCAGCACCTCGGCGATGAAGTCGTCGACCGTGCCCTCCATGTCGGCGAAGCACTGCTCGACAAAGATCTGCGCATCTTTTGCCTCGGGACTGTCGTCCGCCGCCTCGACCCGGAACTCTGCCGCCCGGAGCAGCATCTCGAATGCCATCAAGATCGCGCCGATCACCGGATCATTATCCTTCATCTCGCGGAATGTCCGCGTCGCGTTGAGCCCTCGCAGCTTCGGGAGAAACTCGTCCGGGCGGAGCTGGTCGTTCATCCCGTAGGATCCCGCCGCCCCCATCTCGCGCGTCGCTGTCGCCTTAATTGGTGCTTTCGCCATCAGCCCGGCCTCGCCTTGTTGCCCACATGATCACCGACCACAAAAAGACCGGTCTTTTTCTGACGCTTAGGTGCAACGGCATTGAATGCCGAGCTCGCCGCGTCCACTTGATCCTTATACACTCCCCGAGGGAAATGTCGAAGCTCTTCTATGAAGTCCCGGTTCCAAGGACCGGCGACGACGTCGACGTTCCCGGCCTCGACCTGCGCCGCGAACGGCTCTGCCCGGGTCTCTTTGGATCCGGTCTGCGGCTCGATCCGCACGCGATAACCGGCCAAGCGGACAATGAAGTCGCGCGCTTGCGCCTTGCCTGCCTGCCCGGGATCCTGCGGGATCGAGATCGGGATGTCGTCGCCGTCGATCCCGGCGGTGTCCTCGATCAGTTTGCGCACGCCCTCGGGTCCGACGCGCTCCCGGCGGACGCCGGCAATGATCACCCGGCGCGCTGCCACGCGCCACCCGACGAGCACGCCTGCGGTGTAAGCACCGCCTCCGTCAGTCGCTGCCAGATCCCACGCCCTGCACCAGGTGATCTCCTCGCCGTGCGGCACGGCGTCGAGCGTCGAGATCCGGTCGGCCTTGAATAGACCGCCCTCTCGCGGCGTCGGGCGCTGCTCGAGCTGCGCCGAGGCGGCATAGATCCCGAGCGTCGTCTCGAGCTCTGCCACGGCGCGCGCCGAGAAGCGCGCCGGCCACATCAATTCGCCGGGCTCTGTGCGCGGATCCTGCCACCCAATCGAGGTCGTGCGCGCTCGGCTGGGGTCATGGTGCATTGGGATCAAGAGGTGCTCGTAGCCCTGCTCTATGGCCGCTGCGGCGACGTCCTCGTGATGCACGCGCTGCATGATGCAAACGAACGAGCTGCGGTCCAGATCGTTGACCCGGCTCGGGACGACCTCTCGGAACCATTGCAGCGTCTCGCCCCTGATCGCGTCGCTCTCGGCCTCGAGCACGTTGTGCGGGTCGTCGATCACAAAAACATCGCCGCGCTCCCCGGTCGCGCGTCCCCGGACCGAGGTCGCCATCATTGACCCGGTCGAGGTGTTCGCGAAATTGACCTTCTGCGCTTGATCGTCAGAGAGGCGGACGTGCGGGAAGAGCCGCTGATAGAGCGGGCTCTCGACGATCATCTTGGCGCGCCGGTTGTCGCGCGCTGCGAGCGCCTCGGCGTAGGACGCGCCGATATACCGGAGCGACGGCCCCGAGATCCAGCTCCAAGACGGCCAGAATGCGCGCGTGAGGAGCGACTTCATCGACCCGGGCGGGACCGTGATCAGGAGCTTCCGGATCTCGCCCCGGGTGACGGCCTCGAGGTGCTCTGCGATCGCCTCGATCGGCCACCCGGTGACGAGCTGCCTACCGGGCTCAAGCACCGGCCAAAACGTCTGGGCGAAGTAGAGCACCGAGCGCCGGCATAGCTCCGCCTCAATTAAGTCTCGGTCCGCCGTCGTGATCTTCGGGAGCTGCATTCGTCATCGCCTTCTGGATCTCGAGGAGAGCTTCGGTTGAGAGCTGCGTGTAGTCCACCGTCTGCACCGGACCTCCGCCTGCGCCGGTGACCTCGATCTGTTGCCGGAGCTGATCGCGCTGCCCGAGCATCTGCTTGCCCAGCCAGATCTGCATCGTGACGTTGCCGTTATGCGCCGCCTTCCACTGGGCGCGTCGCAGCGACGCCTTGCCCTCGTGCGAGTGCTTTTCATATAGGTCCGCAAAATTTGCGACGCCCTCGATGCCCTGCTCGCGGATCCGCCGGGTCAGCGTGTCCTCGGAGATGCCCAGCACCGCGCAGATCTCGAGCTTCGTGCACTGGATCTTGATCATCTCGATCACGACCTCGAGATCCTCGAGCGGTTTGCTCGGCCCCTTGGGGCCGGTCTTCTTGCGCAAGAGTTGGGTCTTGATGTCTGCCATGATGTCCCTCACCGGTATCCTGCCGCATGATACGCCAAAAGAGCCGCCTCCGCCACTCCGTCGTCTGCCAGCGCCTTAAACCGCGCGCTGAACGGGAGCCCGAAGCGGAGCCGGCATAGGTCGAGGCTCTCGCGCTTGTCAGACCCGAGCCCGAGGTCGCGCTTCCAGACTGCCGGGGTCGTCCACGTCACCGTCTCGGCCATCAGGTGCGCCAGCGCCTCGACCGCGCCGGTTGCCCGCCCGAAGCTGAACGCCGAGACGATCCCCTGCCCCGGGCGCGTCCCGACCTGCTCAACGACCGCTTGGTCGATCTTGCCAAGATCCGTCAGCCAGACGAGCAAGTCGCGCGCGTCGATCATGCTCTTTCCCCGGTTCTTGATGATCGGCGTGCGCGTCCCTGCGATGAATACCGGGGGCGCGCCTTCTCTGGTCTCGATCAGTGCGAGACCCCCGGAGAACCCGGGGTCAATTCCAAGAAACCGCGCCATCTTTTAGATCCTTTCGAGGGAGTAGAGAAAAGCTCGGGGTGACCCAAAATCGGACAGAACCCCGGAGGGGTAACCCCCGCTTTAGCGGGGTTTCCCCTTCGGGTTCACACCGGCCACGGACAGGGAGGGGAGGAGAGGATAATACTATAGGGAAACCTGTCCTCTCCTCCCATATTTTTAGGCTGTTTTGCGCGGTCATTTAGCGCGCTCTAAACCGACGCGAGCGTCGGTCGCAATCTCTCCACCGCACGCGAGATAACCGCACGCATCGACCCAGTTGTCGACGTGCCCGGGGTTGCCTTTGAGGCGCGCAATCTTGAAGAGCGCCATCATAACCGCGACGTCCAACGCGTTGATCGTGACCCCCAAGTGCGTCCCCCAATAGCGCGCGATGAGCGCGAAGCTCTTCTCGGCGTCGCCGTGCGTCTCTGCTCGATCCTTGGTGACGTATTGCGTCGCCGTGTCGAGGATCTCTTTTCTGTTCATTCGTCTTTCCCTTCCAGTTTGTTGAGCCGGCGGATTAGAAGGCGCTTCTTTTGCCGGTCGATCATCAGCCTATAGTTTGCGTGATGCATAGTTTTCGTGTCGGCGGACCAGATCGCAGCATCACGCCGGGCGATCATCGCGTTGATCCCGTTTTGCAGCGCCGTGAGCTCCGCGACGATCGCGTCGTGATCGTCCGGGATCTTGTCGGTCTTCGCGCTCGCCAAGCGCGCGAGACGCGCGTGCGTGATCGTCATACCTCTTCTCCAATCATGTTCTCGACGAGCGCGAGCCCGCCCTTCGTGACTTGATACGCTTTCCCGTGGTTCTTCCCCGGTCCGGTGTCCTTGAAGTCGACGACCTCGAGCGCGCCCATCCCGACGAGCTGCGAGAGCACCGCGAGCACGCGACCGCGCGCCGCGCTCTCGTCCTTCGTCAGATCCGCCTTGGTCTTCTCATATCCCAGATCCAAGCCCAGCGCCTTGGCGACGGGATAATCTGCGCGCGACGCGCCCTTCGTGCGGCGCTCCTGCGGGGGAACCGCCTGCAAGGTCTGCACTGCGATGACCATGTCCCCGATCCGCTCGGCCTGCGAGCTGGGCGACGGCTTCCAGACCGTCGAGACGGCGACCGTGTCTTCGTCGTTCTCTTCGTCGCCGTTGCCGAACGGGACCAGCTCGACCTTGACAAAGTCCCCGCCGAACGTGCGCGGCCCCATGTTCGCCTTAGGGCGCGTCAGCTCCCCATAGAGGGGGCGCTCGTCCTCTCGGATCCCGAAGTCCTCGGCGTCCTTGGCGGTCATCTCGTTGAGCACCATGGAGACGCGCGCAGAGTTGACGATCGCCCCAGCTCCCCGGGTCGCGGTCGCCGCGCTCTTCTTGCCTGCGTCGACCGACGCCTTCGATGCGTGATGCAAGAGCAAGATCGACGCCTTGGTTTCGCGCGCGACGGACCGGACCATGCCCATCAGCTTTGCCATCTGGACGTTGTCGTTCTCTTCCAGCTCGTGAAGCTCGGCGATCGGATCCAGCATCACGACGTCGAGCCTGTTCGTGATGATGATCTTCTTGAGCACCTCGACGTCGACCTCGATCACCTCGCGCAGCTCTTGGGAGAACCTGGCGATCGTGATGCGAAGCTCGTCGATCGAGACGACGATCAAGCGGTCCTCGATGTCGGCGCGCGTCAACCCGTGGATCTGCATCGCAGCGTCGACGCGCTTTGCGAGCTCCTCCGGCGGATCCTCTGACCAGATCAGCACCCGGCGCGGCTTGCCTACGCGCTCACCCATCACCGGCTTGCCCGATGCGAGCGAGAGCGCCCACCCGATCGCGAGCGAAGTCTTGCCCCCGCCCCCAGATCCGGCGAGCACCGTCACGTATTGCCGGATCAGGATATTGCCCAAGAGCCACCGGCGCGGCTCATATGCGTGCAGCGCGCGCGGAACGTGCCCGGGCGTGCTGATCTCGACCTCGGGCTCGACCTCAGGCTCGTCCTCCTCGACCGCGCCCTCTGGGCGCTCGCCCAAGAGCCCGGCCAAAGCATCAAGCACGGCGCGTTCGTCTCTGGGGCGGAACCTGCGCATCGCGCCCTCGAGCGCGCGCTCTGCATCCTTGCGCGCCTTCTGCCATCGGCCCAGCGCCACGCCGCCCGCTGGGCGCGCTGCGTCGTAAAGCGCGATGAGCTTATCGCGCGCCTCGTCGTGCTCCATCCCGGCAAGCGCCCACCGCTTCGTCAGCTCGAGCGTCGTGTAGTGAAAGTCGGACCCGGCGCGGATCCGCTGCTCGAGATCCTCGACGTCGACGCCGGTCAGATCTCCGCCCGCGCCTTCCGCCCCGGTGACCCGGTAAGCGGTTTGCATCCGCAAGAGATCCGAGAGCAGCGCGCGCGACATCTGCGGGGGCTCGACGTCGTGCGTGATCGAATAGCCCAGCGACGGGGGCCAGACGACGAAGCCGCTCGCGCCTCGGATGTCGATCGCGTCGCACGTCTTGCGCGACGATACGGCGACCCCGGGAGGCGCTGCGAATATGAAATGTTTCCCGCCGCTGGTCGTCCGGTGGATCCGAGCCTGCGCGAGCTCCGGTCCGTGCCGCTCGAAGAACGCCTCGGCGACCGGGTCGACCTTCTTCGCGCGGTCGTCGTCGATCACGACGAGATCCGCTGCGCCGGTCGCGACGCCGATCGCTGTTGCGCGCCCATTTGCGGCGTCGAACATCGCCCGGATCTTCTTTTCGTCCCGGGTCGCGGCATAAAACCCGGCTTTGAAGTCGTCGCCGGTCCCTAATCCCCACCCGTTCGCTGCGCAGATGTCCCGATTGAGCGCGGGTATTTTGTGCTTGTCGCCTTGCTGATCGGTGTAGACATTCACCCAGAAAATCGGGTATTTAGTGGATGCGGTGATCGCGTCGGCTATAAGTTGTGGTTTGTCCTCGTCTTTTAGCATCGTGTAAGCTCCTATTGTGTGCCTTGGCAGGTCCCCACCATAGGCGACGAGACGCGGTCACCGCAAGCCTCTCTGCTCAGTCCTCCCTGTAAAAACTCAGACCCGCTCCGGCGGGTCTTCTTTTTCTTTGGATCGGTCCTTGACAGCATCCGAGACCGGTCATAGGTTGAGCTCTCGTTTCATACGAAAAGAGAGGATCTGCCATTGACTTCATATTACAACGAATACGACCCGAAGGCGGCTGCATGGCTGCGAGAGCTAATAAAACAAGGCCACATTGCGGATGGCGTAGTAGATGAACGGAGCATAGAAGATGTCACGCCAAACGACCTCAACGGGTTCACCCAATGCCACTTCTTCGCAGGGATCGGCGTCTGGTCATACGCCCTTCGCCGCGCAGGATGGCCCGACGAACGCCCTGTATGGACAGGATCGTGTCCGTGTCAGCCTTTCAGCACGGCAGGCAAAGGAACAGGGTTTGCTGATGAGCGGCACCTTTGGCCCGCCTTCCATCACCTCATCAGCCAGCGCCGACCTCCAATCGTTTTTGGCGAACAAGTTGCGAGCAAAGACGGCCTCGGTTGGCTCGACCTTGTATATTCTGACTTGGAAGCAACGGGTTACGCCACAGGGGCGCTCGATCTTTGCGCTGCGGGCTTCGGCGCGCCGCACATCCGTCAGCGCCTCTGGTGGGTTGCAAGTCGGTTGGGGGACGCCTCGGGTCGGTGGCAATGGGCAGGGGTCTCAGATCATGGACGAGGCGGGGGAGACCAAGGGGCGGATCGAACAACAAGCCATGTTGGCGGGATGGCCTACACTGGACGGCCCGGCCCGGTTAACGGCTTCTGGGGAGATGCTGATTGGCTCTCTTGCCGAGATGAAAAGTGGCGGGCAGTTGAACCCGGCTCATTCCAGTTGGCTTATGGGGCTTCCGCCAGAGTGGGACGACTGCGCGGTTACGGCAATGCAATCGTTGCCCCAGCGGCGCAAGCCTTCATCGAAAGTGTGATGTAATAAGCCGGACCGGGGGGCTTGACAGCTCCTCGCGACTTCGCCTAAGTCTAGGACCGGGCCGCATGGGTCCACGTAGCAATGTAAACCGAAAGAGACCTGCCATGATATTACTCCCCTACCAAATCGAAGACGCCGCCTTCCTTGCGTCCCGCGCGTTCGCCGGGTGTTTTAGCGGCATGGGATCCGGTAAGACCCGGACCGCTCTCGAGGCTGCGCGCCTCGTCGGCGCAAGCCCGCTCGTGATCATCGCCCCGCCGATCGCTCTCGGGATGTGGTCGCGCGAAGCCGAAGCGCATCTCGTGCAATTCTCGCAGATCCTCAAGACGAGCACGACCAAGATCGACCCGGCTGCGCAGATCCTGATCATGTCCTACGAGATCGCGACCAAGCGCGCCGCGGAGATCAAGGCGGTCGCCCTTGACGGGATCCGCGCTGTCCTAATCTGCGACGAGAGCCACGCCCTCAAGAGCACGACCGCAAAGCGCACCAAAGCGATCCTCGGATCCGGCGGGATCGTCAACGCATTTGTGCATTCTTGGATGCTGACGGGCACGCCTGCGACGCGCTGGAATGATGACATGATCCCGTTCCTGTTTCGCGCTGCTCCCGTGCAGATGCGCGAGAAGCTCGGCGGGTTGTCAATCGAACGCTTTCAGCTCCGCTATACGGTCCGCCAGCAAAAGAAATTCGCTGGAGCGCGTTTCCCGGTGACAATGACCGTCGGATCTCGCAACACCGAAGAGCTGCGCGATATCCTCTATTCTGGGCCGAACCGGGTCGCCGTGCGGCGCGAGCTCGCGGACGTCTGGGCGGCGATGCCACCGATCACGCACAATCGCTATTCGGTCTCGCTCTCGAGCTCCCCGGAATTGACCGCTGCGCTCGCCGGGATCCGCAAACTGAGCAGCGCGCAGATCCAGAAGGGGCTCGCCGAGAAGGATCCGGCGCTCTCGACGGCGCGCCGCCTGATCGGTCTCGGCAAGATCTCCGGCGCTGCCGAGATCATCGCCGATCGCGCAGAGGCGACATCCGGCGCGGTGCTGGTCGGCGCTTGGCACACTGAGGTCATCGACGGCCTGCGCTCTGCGCTGTGCACCAAGGGGCTGCGCGCCGAGGTGCTGGACGGGCGCACGTCGCTTCCGCGCAAGGCTGCGCTCGAGGCGATGTTCAATGCCGGCGACATCGACGTGCTGGTCGGGCAGATCGGCGCGATGGGCGTCTCGTTAAACCTCCAGCGCGGGGGGAACTGCATCATCGTCGTCGAGGAGGATTGGTCCCCTGCTATCATGGATCAGTTTTATGCGCGCCTCTATCGCATGGGGCAAGAGAAGCACGTCCACGTCGACACGCTCGAGGCGGACAACAAGATCGACGAAGCGATCCACAAGATCAGCGCCGAGAAGGCGCGCCACCACGGCAAACTCAACACAGGAGCACAAGCATGAGAAGGTTCCACAAAAAACCCCGGACCGAATGGCTGGGCCCAGCGATCGAAGCACTTCCCGATAACATAACGGAGGCGGAGCTCGTCGGGTTTATCCTGACCTTGGTGCAGGTTTACGAGCCCGACCCTGCCAAGGGGCTGCACCTGATCCTGTCGATGTCGACGACATTCTGTCAGTCTCGCATGATCCCGCTCACCGCGCTGGGCATAATCTTAGGCGATGCCGCGAAGACGATCACCGCAGCCACCACCCGGCAAGCTGCGCAAGAAGCTGCCTGCGCCGGCTCGAAGCATTAGGAGGACACCATGATCACCATCGCAGCGGCGACCTGTCTCGCCCTCAATGTTTACTTCGAAGCGCGCGACCAAGACATCGACGGGCAACGCCTCGTCGCCGAGGTCACTATCGAGCGCACCGAGCTTGCCGGGTATCCCAAGGACATCTGCGGCGTCGTTTATGAGAACCGTGCGTTCTCGTGGACCCAAGACGGCAAGAGCGACAAGCCCGCCGACGCCGAAGCATGGCTGCGCGCCCAGATCGTCGCGAACGAGGCGCTCTTGAACGGCTGCACGCTGTGCACCGGCGCGACGCACTACGCGACCGTCGACGCACTGCCGAACTGGGCCCCGGGTCTTGAGATCCTCGGCCTCTGGGGCGATCATATCTTCTATCGTGACCCCGGCGCGCATCCTGTTCGACCAAGACCCCGACCTATAAACCTCAACAAAGGAGACCTGCCACAATGACCCCCGAAGACCTCAAGAACGCGATCCTAGTCGGTGCAGACGTGATCGACGCGCGCAAGACCTTTAGCGTCGACCGCTCAAAATACCTCAACGCATCCGAGGCGCTGTCGTGCATCCGCAAGCAATGGTTCGCCAAGCACGAGCCCAGCGAAGCGCCTGAAGATTGGGGCTTTGCCCGGCGCGGCACGCACGGCGAGAAATATGTCGTCGAGATGCTGCGCGCCTCTGGGCTCGAGCTCGCCTACGCCGGCGAAGATCAGGCGAGCGTCGCGGACGACGAGCTGCGGATCTCGGCGACGCCCGACGGCGTGATCTGGAACGCATCCGGCGCGCACGTCGCGCTCGAGATCAAGACGATCGACCCGCGCACGAATATCGCGAACTTGCCCCGGAAGGGGCACGTCGCGCAGATCCAGATCGCAATGGAGCTCTTGCGCAAGATCCGGGGGCTCGACGTCGGGCACGGGATCATCGTTTATATGGACGCATCAAACTTTAATGAGCTGCACCCGTTCGAGATCCAGCGCGACCCGGAGATCCTCTCGGCAATGTCTCTGCGCGCCGGGCAAGTGCTGCGCACGCGGAACGTCGACCGGCTCGACCGCGAGGGACGCACGAACGGCTCTTGCAAGACCTGCCCATATGTTGATCGCTGCGGCGTCGACCTGACCGAGGCGAAGGCGTTCACCCGCTCGAACCGGGGATCGCAGCTCGACACGATCGTGCAGCGTTACGTCGAGATCAAGGAGATGCAGGAGCTGCTCTCCGAAGAAAAGGACGCGATCGCCGAGGAGATCAAGGAGGAGCTGCGCAAGCGCAACACCGCCTCGACGGTCGTCGGAAATATTGAGGTCGAATTGATGACCGTCGCCGGGCGCTCGTCTCTCGACCAGAAGGCAATGGAGAAGGCGGGGATAGATCTCGCGCCCTTCAAGAAGACCGGACTGCCGTCGGAACGGCTGACCGTTAAACCGCTCGCGATCTGATCGCGGGACTTAGCAACGTGCAAAAATGGAGCACAACATGAACTCGACCTCTTTGACTTCCTACCTCGACAAAAACGCTCTTCCGGAGATCTCCGACGAGCAGATGATGGCTGCGCTCTCGGACACGACCGAAGAACAGCGCACCGGATCCGGGTCCAGCGTCACCTATCTGTCCTTCTCGGGCAAGACGGGGTCCTATGCGCTGGGCCGCGACCGCACCGACGTGACCGACGACGTCCTCTGGATCCTCGAGCCCAAGAGTGTGATCGAAGGCTGGATTTGCTGGAAAGGCGGGAAACCGGTCGACCGGGTCGAGTGGTCGACCTATAACAAGGCGGCTGCGGTGAACGAGGCGGACTTGAAAGACCACGGCCCCTATAACACCAAGACGGGCGAGGGATGGCAACGCGCGCTCGGGTTTGGCTGTATCTCGACCGACGGCGCGGCGACGAGCGTGCAATTTATCACGAACTCTGTCTCTGGGCGCAACGCGATCTCGGATCTCTTGGCCGAGCTGGTGCGCCGCATGACCTCCGGCTCGCCGTCTCTGCCGGTCTTCGGGTTTGGTTCGGAGAGCTTCACGGCTCAAGGCGCGACGAACTATAAGCCAAAGTTTTTGATCCCCGGCTGGGCGACCCGGGCGGACGTCGCGGCATTCTTGACCGGCGCGATCTCTCTCGACGAGCTGGTCTATGGCGAAGCACCTCCGGCCCCACCGACGCCGCCAAAGCGCGCGCCGAACGCGCGCCGCTAATCTCCCGGGGAGCGCGGTTCACGCGCTCCCCACATCACACAAAGGACGCGCCGGATGGAATACGAGCTAATCACGACCAGAGCGGCCTTGCAGCGTGCTTTGCTCAAGTGCGAGACTGCGACCGCGCTCGACTTCGAGACGACGTCGCTGCGCCCTTCTGACGGTCGCGTGCGGCTCGCGCAGCTCCGCAACGACGAGGTGCGCTGCGTTATTGACTTCGATCAGATCCCGGGGGGCTTCGCCGCCTGCGCGGGTCTCTTCGTCGGACCCGGACCTTGGGTCGTGTTTTACTCTGGTTTCGAATTGCGTTGGTTTATCGCCGCTGGTGCGACGCCGGATATCGTCGACGTCGGACATCTGCGGCGCGCTCGCATGGGGGGCGGTCGCTTCTCTCTGGCCGACATGGTCTTGTGGGATCTCGAGCAGAAGCTCGCCAAGGACGAGCAGGTCTCGAACTGGGCCGCGCCGGAGCTCTCGGTCTCGCAGCTCGAGTATGCGATCCGCGACGCCGACGTCACGTTCGAACTCTGGGAATATTGGAAGGCGAAGACGACCGAGGCGCACGATCGCGCCGCGCAGATCCTCGACGATATGACGCTGGGCGTGATCGAGATGGAAGAGGCGGGGATGCTGCTCGACCGCCGGGCGCACCGGGATCTCGTGACCCGCTGGGAGCAGATCCGCGACGACCTCGCCTCGCAAGTGCGCGCGCTGATCTCGGAGGAGGAGGTGCCGAACCTCAATTCGAACCCGCAATTCTCGGACTTCTTCGCGCGGATCTTTCCCGATCGCGTGCTCGCGGTCTGGCCGAAGACCGAGAAGACGAACCAGCTCGAGATCTCCGGGGAGGCGCTCGCGAAGATGGCCGGCCTATTCCCGGGGACGCCGGTCGAGGCGGCGCTCGATGCGCTCTCGCGATACCGCAAGATCGCGAAATACCTCTCGAGCTTCGGGAACACCGTGATCGACACGGCGGCGCGCTCCCCGGACGGCCGGGTCCGGGCGCGCTTCAATGTTGGCGCTGCGCGGACCTGCCGCTTCTCGAGCTCCGGCCCGAACCTGCAACAAGTGCCGCGCGACAAGATGCTGTTCGCCGACGACCAAGATCAGACGCGCGTGCGCAAGAGCTTTATCGCCCCCGCCGGGTCGCTGCTCGTGTCCTACGACTATTCGGCGATCGAGATGCGCGTGCTCGCGCTCCTCTCCGGCGACGACCAGCTCCTCGAGGACGTCGTCTTCGGGGATGTGCACTCCGAGGTCGCGGCGGTGATCGCCGGGCACAAGATTGACAAGAAGACCCCGGAAGGCAAAGCAGCGCGCAGCGCAGCGAAGGGGGTATCGTTCGGGATCATTTACGGATCCGCCGCCGCTGGGCTCTCGATCACGATGCGCACGCCGATCGAGAAGGCGCAGACGTATATCGACTTCTGGGCTGACCGATACAAGCGCGCGTTCGCGTATCGCTTCCAGATGCAAGAGCAGGCCAAAGAGACCGGGTATCTGACGATGTGCGACGGCGGGACGATCTATCTCGGCAAGCAGAACGCGGATCTCCCGAAGTGCGCGAATTATCCCGTGCAGCGCGCCGCGCTCTCGGTCATGGCGCGCGCGATCACCCGGCACAAGGCGACGCTCGACGAGCTGCGCAGATCTGGGGAGCTCCATCCAGAGCGGACGCTCCTCCTCGCGACGATCCATGACGCCCTGATCGACGAGGCGCTCCAGACGCAAGCGGAGATCGTAAAGCGCGCGATGGCCGAGGATATGACCGCCGGGTATCTCGACTTCTTCCCCGGCGCGCCGACGGACAATCTGATCGAAGGCGGCGTCGGCCCGAACTGGGCAGATCTCGGCTAAATATTTTTGCGGATCGGTCCTTGCAATTATTTGCGACCGGTCCTATACCTGATACCACGATCAACACGAAAGGATCTGCCATGATTGCCCACTTCGAACTCGACCATATCCCGCCCCCCGTGCCGAACGGCGCGCTCGAGAGTGCGAACGACGCGCTCCGCTTCATCTTCGGCGGCAATGCAACCTTCACGATCCGGAGCGCCAAGACCGGCGACCGCTTCACCTACAAGATCCGCCAGCCTAAGATCGGGAACCCGTTCTTCGCCTCGGTTCTCGCCGGACAGAACAACGAGACAGACTTCGAATATATCGGATTTGTCCCGACCGCGACGCGCGGCGTGCTCTGCGCCGGGAACAAAGGAAAGCCCGACGCTCCGAGCTTTATCGCGCTGCGCTGGGTGATCACGAAGCTGCACAATGAGGCGCGCATCCCGGAAGATCTCGAGATCTTTCACGAGGGGCGCTGCTGCGCCTGCGGCCGCAAACTTACGACCCCCGAAAGCATCATCTCCGGCATTGGGCCGGAGTGCTCCAAGAAAACCCGTTGAAAGGATCTGCCATGACTGACTTTTCCATCGAGCTAAACACCGACATCCTGCGCGCTGCGCTGATCTGCACCAGCACCAAAGAGACCCGGTTCTATCTGCAAGGCGTGAGCATCGAGCCGAACCCGCGCGATATGCGCGTCGTCAGCACCGACGGCCACCGACTGTTTTGCGCGCGTCTCGATGTCGTGATCGACGTCGATCGCTTCCTGATCCCCAGCGACGCGCTCGCGCGCGCTTTGAAAGGATATAAGCCCAAGGTGCTAATTGTGTCCCGGGAGGGGAACCTATGGCGCGCCGGTGACGTCGTGTTCACGCCGATCGACGGCGTGTTCCCGGAGAGTTGGCCGCGGATCATCCCGAAAGAGTTTCCCCCTGTCCCGTCGTATGCGAACTTCAATCCAGCATATCTGGTCCAGATGAAGAAGATCGCAGAAATATTGGACGGCACAGGATCCAGCGCGTCCATCTATTCGGACGGTATGAACCCAGCGCTCGTGACCTTCGGCGCGCGTGAAGATTGTCTCGCGGTCGTAATGCCGTTTCGTAATGACCCGCCCGGGTCGCAAGTCGTAAGCGCCCTCGCGCGTTCTCTCTCCCACATCCCGACACAAGCATAAGGAGCTGTGCAATGCTAACACGCTTTATTGACTTCCTCGACGAACAAGGCTTCTCCGAGCCCGAGCTGACCGCCGGGATCCTCGTCGGCACTGCCTACGCTGCCTTCGTTTTTGCTTTAATCTCGTTCGTATGAGGCGCACCATGACCCTACCAGTTTCTTATCTGTTGCCCGCGCTCGATGGGACTTTGATGGAGCGCGGCTGCGTTCTCCAAGACATCCGCGATCGCGGGATCCTCGAAGCTGCGGAGCTGACCGCGTTCTGTTTCAAGGTCGAGGGGCTTCTCGAAGCTGCCGAGATCAAAGAGGCGGAGCTCAAGAAGGATCTGATCGAGGCTGTGCGGCACTTGAAAGCGCAGATCGAGATCGTGTTCGACGACCTCTGTATGACCGAACCCGTGCTTGCGGATTTGTTTCACAAAAAACGCCTCGAGCTCTTAGAGGAGCTGGAAGCATGACCGACCAGAAACTAGACGCACGACGTGCGCGCGATCGCGAGCGCAAGCGCGCCGAGCGCTCCGGGCTCGCGGATCTCGGGCTCATCCGGGTCGAGGTGCGCGTGCCAGAAGAAAAAGCAGATCAAGTCCGCGCTTTGGCCGAGATCCTGCTTGCAGATCATCCGTCGCGGAAATAGATTGAAATCTCGGCGCGCGTTTAACCGGTGTCGGTGATGGTCTTGACTGTGTTCGCTATGGCCCAATCAATTCTATGCGCGCGTCTGGCCCCCCGGAATGATCCGGGGGGCCTTCTTCATCGGACGATCAGCGCGAGGCGCGCTTCTTCGGTCCGGTGATCTCGCATCCTGCGTCCAGCATCATAATGAGGCGCGCGCCGGTGACGACGGACGCATCGCCACCGTCGACTGCCAGAGCTGCGGCGTGCTCTGTCCTGGCGGCTGCTGTGCCGTCGCAGAGCGCGCTATTGCTGACCGCGATCGTGCAGCCACTTGCGAGCAGCATCAGGGTCGCGGATGTAAGTCTCAACATTGTCGATCTCCTGTCTGGTCTTGATGTAGGCGTCCGCCTCTGTGCGCGCGTCCGCCTGCCGCTGGTCGCGCTTTCCGGCCATCCATACCGCAAAAAGCAGCGACGCCGCCCCAGCGGCCCAGATTGCGGCCTTTTTGAGCCATGCAAACATCACCGATCCCCCGCCGCCCACTTGCGAAGGCGTTCGCGCATGATCCAGAGCGCGGCAAGCGCGACGATCCCGCAAAAGACCAGCGCGACGATCTGCGCCGTCCCGCTCAACGCCGAGACCGCCGAGACGCCCGCGCCGGCTGCTGACACCATTTGCAGCGCGCCGGCCTGCATGGTCGTCGACTGCGCCGCCGAGGTGCGCGCCGGCTTCTCTGCCAAGAACTCCGAGACCGTGAAGCATGGGCACGCCTTGGGCGCATATTCGTTATGTCCGGAGATCTTGGCGATCGCTGGGAACCGGATCTTGAGATCCGCGATCAGACCCAGCACCGCCGCGCGCTGTGCCGCCGTGAAGTGATCCGAGAAGGTGTCGTGCTCGTTGCCGCCATTGCCGCCGATCAAGCAGACCCCGATCGTCCCGGTGTTATGGCCTTGGACGTGCGCGCCGACCTGCTCGAGCGGACGCCCGGGCATGACGTGCCCGTTACGATTGATGACGTAGTGATAGCCGATGTCTTTCCACCCGCGATCGCGCGTATGCCACAAGCGGATCTCGGCGACGACTTGCTCGTCGGTCTTCGCATCAGACCACGCCGGAGCGGTGTCTGAGCAATGCAGGATGATCTCGTTGATCGGTCGCATCTAGGTTTCTCCTAATTTTATGAGGGTTTGCACTTGCTGCTCCCACGAAAAACCGCTCTGCGGGATGCTGATAGTCTGCTTTGTGATCTCCCGGCTGGGTGCGAATATCGCCACTTCGAGATCTGCTGCGACGAACGCATAGAAGTCCGCGCGTCCTTTATTGTTCGCGTTGAACCGGTAGAACGACCCAGCGCGCCGGGAAGGCGCGGGGCTGGACGTTTTGACCTCGATCCGCAAGACCTTCCCAGATTTGACGATCGCCAAGACGTCCGTCGTCGAATTGAGGTGATGCGCGTCGATCCCGTTGAGCTCGAGAAGATAGCAGACGAGGTGCTCGGCTGCTCGGCCTGTCTGGGTCGGGCTCAACGCCATTTACTTCCTCAAGGCGGCTTCGATCCCGTCGAGCTTCGCGAAGACCGCTTTGAAGCTCTCGTTGATCGACTTGAACTCGCGGTCGTGCGCTTCCTTGTTTGCCGACGCCGTTGCTTTTAGCACGGCAATATCTGTCGAATGTGACTGCTGCCGGGTGTAGATCGCAAAAAGAGCGCCGATCACCGGCGCGACTGCCCACTTCATCACGAACTCTAGTGCGTCCATCTTCTTCCCCTTATTCCGGCTTGGTAGGCCAAACGACCGCTTTAGGGAATTTGACTTGTTGCGGGATGTCGAGCAGCGCGCGCCGATACGCGGCCCATGCCGTTTGTTTTTCCGGGGTTAGGTCAGCCCAGCGCAAGATGTTAGACGCGATCGGGTCCACCTCAGATGCCAACAAAAAACCGCGCTTAGCGCGTATCATGATAGCCTCTGTCGGCTGCTCTAATGCGGGGACGACGCGCGTCAGTCCTATCGCGGCGAGCTCCTCGTCTGTCCATAGGTTGACAATGTTTTGCGGGTGCTGCACGCCGTTGATCGGCTCTCCGCGCCAGATGTCCCCGGCTATATTTGTGCAATGGGTCATGAGATCCTCATGGGAAGGGGGCCACGGCTGACGCGCCGAGAGCGTAGCTGAAATATTCAATCGTGGTGCGATTAGTGGTATCTCCGGAGGCATACGTCCCGAGAATAATGTAATTCCCAGACGCAATCTGTGTTTGCGTCCATGTGTTCTGGTATGTTCCCGGCTCTCCTGCGCCGTCCATCCACCACTTAGCGCGGAGGCTGGTTCCAATCGCTCCGCACCTTAGCCACGCCTTAGATCCTTTAGTCATCCCAGATAGGACCGCAGATTGCTGCGCGAACCCTGTCGCATATTTGGCAAGATTGCCCACATCTAATCCGTTACTGGCATTGACGCCAAGCGTCGCGACATATTGATTATCTGTTGCAATCCCAGTGGTGGACGAACGAAACCAGACCCCTATGTATCCTCGGTTTGCTTGCGTTGTTGCGGGGACTGTAAACTTGACCAAGATATCAATGTCGGTATGGGGTAAAAAGAACGCAAGCCCATTATCAGTGCCGTTGCCCTGCGTCACCCCCCTGCCGCTAACGGACGGCGAGATCGCGAGCACAGTGGCCGTTGTCCCCGTTTTTACCGGGTCATGCGGCGAGACGTTTAGGCTGTAACCCAGAAAGTCGTTTTTGTTCCACGCCTTATATGCGGGTGGAACTAGTAGGTTTTGCATTATCACGGGACCGCCCTCGCAATAGACGCCATGATGTTTCCGCTCGAAAGAACCGTGTAAAGGATGACATCGCGCGCGTTCGCGGTTGTCGTCAGAACTGGTGTCTGCCCGCCGAACCACTTCCAATCTGCCGCATATGAAAGCGTCCGTGACCCGGTCGCGTCTTGGGTCACCATAATGAAGCCTGACATCCCGACGACTTGGTTTGTGGGAGTGCCCAGCGTGCGGTTGCCCGCAAGGGTCACTGAAAAGTTAGGGCCATTCGCCATGTCGACGGCGATCGTTGCTGCGTCTGTCAGCGCGAACGCGGCTTTATTTATGGCGATGCTAGATCCGTTTACCGTAGGTGATCCGGTCAGCGCGGGGGATGCGAGCGGCGCTTTAGCATCGAGCTGGGCCTGAATTGCCGAGGTGACGCCGTTGACAAAATTGAGCTGCGCGGCTGTCGTCGTGATCGTCGTCCCATCAAGCGCAAGCTGCCCGATGTTCGTCCGCCCCGTGCCCTTCGGGGTCAGCGTAATGCCGATGTTCGTGTCGTTGCCGACTGCCGAGATCACCGGGTTTGTCGCCGTCGCTGCGTTGGTGACGTTGATCTGATTGACCGCGCTCGCGGTCGTCGTGAAGGAGATTAGCTCGTTGTTGCTGCTATCCCCGATGATCGGCGCAGCGATATTGAACTGCAATCCAGTTGAGCGGATCGTCGCGGTGTCGACGCCGGCAATGACGTGCTTGATCTGCGCGGCTGTCGTAGCGGTGATATAGCTGGTCGCTGCTGGGTCAACCGCGACGCGCGCGACGTTGTTGGTCGCGTCAATGATCGCGACGTCAATCGACTGCGCGCCATCGTAGAGCTTGAGCTTATAGTTTGCGGATGTCGTATCGAGCCAGATCATCCCTGCGGTGATGTAGGAAGGCGCGCTTGACCCGCCATGTGTCGAGTGCAGCGCGTTGCGCCATGAATTGAGATCCGACGCAAGCGCGGTCCCGCTCTTGGTGTTCGGGTCGATTGTCCCGAAATCATACTGCGACATTTAAGTGCCCCTCTCTCTGCCGAACCCGATCGCCTGATAGTCAAACGTGCGGCTGATCGCCGTGCCGGCGCTGTTGCGGAATATAACATCGAACCCAGTGCGCGTCTTCCCTGAAATCTCGTAATAATCTCCGGTTGCCATGTTCTGCGCGGCGATCGTGATCGAGCGGATCTCGCGGAACCAAGGCGAGAACGCGACGGCATAAGACGCCGCGCCGGAGATGATATCGTTTCCCTGATCAATACGGTCTGGCATATCAATCGAGACCGAGAGCGCCGAGACGATCGGCGTGATTGTCGAGTAAAGCGTTGATAGCACCGCGCGGAACTTGAGATGCCGCGCCGTGTAATCTCCGACGACGAACCGCCGCCACCCCTGATAGACCGGCGTCGCGCTGTCGACGATCGAATAGTTGACTTGGATCTCGACCTGCACCTCGTCTCCGGTGTCGTCCCCTGCGAGGTTCGCGAGCCCTGCGAGCGTGACCCATGCCGCGAGCGTCGAGAGCCCGCCAGACGTCCCGACCTGCGCTGCGACCGTGACGCGCGACGTGTAGACCTGACTTAGATCCGTTTCGCCGAACTCATAGTAGCCCTCGGCTGGATAGCCGGTCGCTGCGGTGAACCCGATAATCGGGACCGACGCGAGCGTCGCCCACGTCGCCATATAGTTTTGACTTTGGAGCTGTATCACGGACCCGACCCGGTCGACGTCGGTCTTGATGCCCGTCCAGAGCGGCGACTGCGGCAAGGTCAAGATCACGTTGAGCGCCGCCGGATCCTCGAGCGACGCGTTGACGTAAAGCGCGGCGACGGAGCGGTTTCCCAGCACGTCGATCGGCTTGATCCCGTATGACCCTGATCTGCTCGGAATTGTGAACGAGCGTGCCTCTCT